CTATAAGCATGAATATACCTCTCCTTTCTCATTGATGTCTATTGCGTTAAGCGCATATAGGCAGTCCATAACCGACAAAAAATCCGTTGCGTCGGAAAGCGAAGGCTTTATCCGAAGATAAAGGTCTTTCACTGCGATTGGATTATCTTGTACCTCTTTGAGCACCGTTGGAATCATCGCCAAGGTGCTGTTTTTATATGAATACAGCTTATTCGGTAATTGCATCGAACACCTCACAGCTCTGCACGAAGTACGAAACCACAATCTGGCAGAAAATTGCGTCCTGTAGCGTAACACGATGTATTTTATCTGCGATTTCATTGAAGATTTCGAGATGCGGTTTGTTTGCCTTTTTTAGTTTCTTATACAATGCGTGAATCTGGTCTTGGATTTCATCGTAGTCAATTTCGCCGTTTTTATCCAGATTTATCATTATTTCTTTTATGCGTATGAAGTATGTGGTGACGTAGTTGGTTACCGCATTGTAAAGCACCATGTCCTGAGACGGGCTAAGTTTCTGCTTGACTTCCTTTGGTTCAAAGGAAGCATCAGACAATTCCTTTTCCCCGAGTTTCCGTATTCTTTTGATTACGCCGACAATGCCCTTTTCCAAAGGCAGGTCATCAAGAAGACGGATGCTTTGTTTATGCGTAGACAACACCGTTTTTATTTCCTTTAGTTCAGCCATCAACTTCTTGCTGTCATCAAGGAGATATGTGGCATAGCACTGCGGGCACATTGCCATGAGGTTTTCGGGCGTAGTCGCTTTAGATTTATCTATCAAGCTAACTTCAAATGTATGAATGGCTTTTCCGTTTTTTGAAATAGTTAGCTGCCTCCCGCACCCCGGGAATGGACAGCACCCATCTGTTTCTGCAAGTAAATAATCGCCGTACTTTTTCTTCAAATCGGATGCAAGAATCTGTTGCTGCTGTTTCTGGAGTTCATCCTGCGGAATCAGCCCAGCAGACTCCTGAATAATTTGTTCCAGCCATTCGGTGACTTTTTCTGCAACATTATCTGCATTTATGGTCGGTTCATAACCGACTAAATCCTCTGCAAATAAAGCCCTTGAAGCGGGGCTTCGCTTGCTTATGCTCCGTGTAAGTATTTTAGGTGTTAGATGATACACGATATTTCCCGCTAAATTCTTGGATAAACCTCGTTTTACATAGCTGCGAATGGTGTTATCGCTGAGTTTTGCGGAAGGGTCTTTACCCTTTGCCCAGTCAGCCTCAGATACAGTCGTAATCTTTGCCATTAATTCGCGGAAAAAATACGGCACATCATCACCGTCGGCTAAATGCTTTTTCATAATTGGGAAAAGTGTTTTGAATTCCACGTCGGCTCGACACTCCTTTACTGAGATTTGCACCACGGTGCACTATGGTGCACCAAACCATCCCCAGATTTCGAAGCCCCATTTTATATAATGAGAGCAGGTTAGGAACGGAAGGCGCTCCTGAGGAAACCCCAAATATAGTATATCACACTTTTGTCCAAAAGTCAAATATTATGTTTGAAAAAAGGATTAAATATTTCCTTGCGCATTCATTCCATAGCCCACCATCAAATGGTGCGTTCCCTGATCTGGAACGGCTCAACGCTATGCGACGGTAGAACTTAATACACTCAGCTGACTATTGAGCAGGAAGCTGCATTCCGAAACGGAGCAATCTGTGAAGGACTGCGGTATGGTATCTTATTGCCATTTTTCAGCCAGCTGCTGCAGACCTCCGTTTCGAGACAACGAAAACGGAGGTCATTTTAATGAAAATTCAATGGAACTTTGCAGACGGCACGAAATCCGAGGTCGAGGTCAATGAGGAACTTGGCACATTTATCACAGCATCGCGGCGCGAGGAAAACAACCTTAGTCGCAAGGAACGGTATCACTGTTATTCGCTAGATGCCATTCTCTTTGAGGGCAAGGAGTACGGGGACAATCACACACCCGAAACGGAACTGGAGACAGCGGAAATAAACAAGCAGATCTATCACGCCATGAAAACGCTGACGGCGGTACAGCAAAGGCGTTTGCTTATGCTGGCGGACGGGCTTTCCTTGCGGGAAATCGCACGAGTCGAGGGCGTAGATCATCGTGCTGTCCGTGAGTCTATCGACAGCGCGAAGAAAAAATTCAAAAAAGTGTTCTGAGTACCTCCCCAAAACACCCTTCATTTCTCCGTATGCCGAGGGACACACAAAACCGTCCCTCGGAAAGGACGGATGAAAAATGAAGCACGATTTGAAGATCAGCGTTTCAAAGAAGCCCACCGAAGACGGCGTCGTCAGATGCAAGCGCGTAGCGCTTCGGGAACGATTGCTCCGTTACCTGTTCGGCGAAAAGCGTCGGGTAATGGTCATCGTTCCCGGCGACACCGTGGAGAGCATTTCCATCACGGAACTGCCCGGAGGTGACGAGCTCCGATGAAAAAAGACACTGCTCCGCTGCTTCCAATGCCAATCAAGGCAAAGCCCTACGCGCATCAGGTCGCCGCTTTCAATTTTGTTTGCGGGCTGTTCGGTCTGGTTCCGACGGGAGGTGATTCCGATGACGAAGGTCACGGTGAAATGCGCCCTGTGCGGGAAAGCATTCCAGCGGTCGGAAAGCCAAATCCGTGAAAACAACTTCTGCTGTCGGGAGCATTTTTACAAATGGAACTCGCAGCGCATGACCGAGTACAACCGCACGGATAACCCCATGAACAAGCCTGGCGGCGTGATGGAGTCGCGTGTTAAGCGGAGTCGCAAGCTCCGTGGCACCGGCGAAGGCAAAGCATATCCCAAGCTACTCGGCAAAAACGCGCACCGCAGAATTGCCGAAGTCATACTCGGCAGACCGCTCAAAAAGGGCGAAGTCGTCCACCACATCGACGGCAATAAGCTCAACAACGACCCCGCAAACCTTGAGGTGCTCCCGTCACAGTCGGAGCATTGCAAAGTACACGGTTTCGGGAAGAAGAAAGGCAGGTGATGTAAATGAATATTTCCAGAAGTCAGGGCGTCGCTCTCCTAATGGAAATGGGTTAGCACCGGGAAAACGCTGGTGTCCATCGCCGCAGCAGGTGCGCTGTATAACGCCGGACGCATCAAACGAGCACTGGTCGTAGCACCGTTGTCGGTCGTCGGCGTATGGGACGAGGAGTTCGGTAAGTTTGCCGCCTTTGGTTATACCCTCGCCGTGCTCAAGGGCAGCGGCGAGAAGAAGGCAGATACGCTCCGGCACATGACCGGCGACGCGCTGCAGGTGGCTGTCGTCAACTACGAATCGGCGTGGCGCTTGGAGAGGGAGCTCGCGGCATGGCATCCCGACCTGATCATCGCCGACGAGGGGCACAAAATCAAGACGCACAACATCTCGGCATCCAAGGCGATGCACCGGCTGGGCGCAGCGGTAAAATACCGGCTGCTGCTGACGGGAACGCCGGTCACGAACAAGGCAATCGACGTGTTCAGCCAGTATAAGTTTCTTGACCCACGCATTTTCGGACAGAGCTTTTACAGCTTCCGCAACACCTATTTTTACATGACCGGCTACGGTAATCACACGCCGGTGCTCAAAAAGTCGATGGAGCCGGAACTGACGCGGCGGATGCACTCCATCGCGTTCAGAGCTACGAAGGCAGAGTGTTTGGACTTGCCATCTACAACGGATATCATCCGCAAGGTCGAGCTGGAGCCGAGGGCGGCGAAGCTCTACCAAAGTCTCGTGCAGGAGAGCTACGCCGAGCTATCCGAGGGCGAGGTCACCATTACCAATGTGCTCACCAAGCTGCTGCGGCTATCGCAGCTCACGGGCGGCTTCATCGGCAGCGACGAGAGCAGCGCCGCCGAACAGGTATCAACGGCAAAACTCGATGTGCTGGAGGACATCCTCGACGCGGCAATCGAGGAGAATCGCAAGCTCGTCGTTATCGCCCGCTTCGTGCCGGAGCTTGGCGCGATCTGCGCCATGCTCGAAAAGAAGCGTGTCAACTACTCCATCGTCAAAGGCGGCGTAAAAGACCGCGACGAGCAGGTCGCCCGCTTCCAGAACGACCCCGATGTCCCCGTTTTTGTCGGGCAGATCGCAACCGCCGGTCTGGGGCTGACGCTCACGGCGGCAAGCACGATGGTCTTTTACTCGCTGGATTACAGCATGAGCAACTTCGAGCAGTGCAAAGCCCGTATTCACCGCGCCGGTCAGCGGATGCCATGTACCTATATTTATCTTACCGCGCAGGGCACGGTCGATGAGAAGGTGCTCAAAGCCCTGAAGAACAAGGCGAACCTTGCCAAGACGCTGGTCGACGATTATCGCTACGGCAACAACCCATTTATGTAAAGGAGCATATCACAATGGACAATTCCGAAAAAATGTTTGAACTCGCAGACCGGCTTAAGGCTCTGCGGGACGAGAAAAAAGACGCCGAGCAGCGCGTGAAGGAGTTAAACGCCGCACTCGACGAAACCGACGCTGCTCTGGCGCAGCTCATGACCGATACCGAAACGCAGAACTTTACCCGCTCCGGCACGATGTTCTGTCTCACCAACACAACCCGCGCTTCGGCGACTGCCGACCGCAAGGACGAGCTCTTTGAGGCGCTTCGCGCAGAGGGCTACGGCGGACTGGTTTACGAGACCGTTAACGCCAACTCCCTCTCGGCTTTCGTGCGGGAGCAGATATCCGAGAACGACGATGTGTTACCCGACTGGCTTGAAGGGCTGGTCAGCGTATTTGAAAAAACGACCGTGGGCGTTCATAAAGCGCCCCGTAAATAATGAAAGGATGGAATGATACCATGAAAAACGAAAACAAGGCACTTACCACTACGAACAGCGCGTTTGTGGCGCTGAAGGACTTCAATCTGAACGACGCGCTCTCCGAGGAGCTTTCCGGTTTGTCCGGCAGCTTTGAGAGAATCAAAATCCCCGCCGGAGGCATGACGGTCTTCGAAATCCCCGGCGAAAACCCCGACAGCCCCGAAACGGTCAAGGAGTTCTCCGCAGTTATCCTGCACCATCATCCGCTGTATGCCTACTACACGGACAAGTATACCGGCGGATCTAATCCTCCCGACTGCGGCAGCTTCGACGGCGTTACCGGCGAAGGCAACCCCGGCGGCGACTGCGGCAAGTGTCCGTATAACAAATTCGGCTCCGGCGAGAACGGTGCCAAAGCGTGCAAAAATCGCCGCCGTATCTACCTGTTGCGCGAGGGCGAGATTTTCCCGATGATTCTCTCCCTGCCGACCGGCTCTCTGAAGGATTTCACTCGCTACATCATGCGCTTGCTCTCCAAGGGCAAGAAATCCAACGCTGTGGTCACGAAATTCGCGCTGAAGAAGGCGACCAATAACAGCGGCATCGCCTACTCTCAGGCGCAGTTCTCGGTCGACCGTGATCTGACTGCCGAGGAGTACGCGCTCATCGCAGGGCTGACCGAGCAGGTCAAGAGCTTCTCCACCCGCATCGGCTATGATACCGAACCGACTGCGGATACACCCGCCGTCAATGTTGATCCCGAAACCGGCGAGGTCATTGAGCCTCTCGCCTAAATACACAGCCGCGAAGGTCGGGTGGCAGCCGCTGCCCGACCTATAGCGGCAGATAGGAGCATGAACATGAGTTACAACCTTATATATACACCCAATGAGCTACGCGAGTACATCGAGGGCGTGGGCGTTATCGCATTCGACTTTGAGACTGCGCCGGATGATGAATGGCGGGACGAGCCGAAGGCGGCGCTGGACGCGCACAAGGCGCACATCGTCGGCATCAGCCTTTCGGTTTCGGAAGGTAGCGCGGTATATCTGCCTATTGCACATAAAGTCGGAAAAAATGTGCAGAGCCGCGATGCGCTTATACAGTATCTCACGACCGCTGTGTTTGAAAACCACGATGTCGTGAAGGTGGCGCACAACCTGTCCTTTGAGGCGATGTTCCTCTATGCGCTGGGCATCGTCGTATGCGAACCCTGCTACGACACCATCGCGGCGGCGCAGCTCACGCTTAAGAGCAAGTTTGAGTTTCGCGGGCTATCGGACAGCGGCTTGAAGCTGCTCTCCACCTCGCTTTTCGGCGCGAATATGCCGGATTTCAATACGGTGACGGCGGGTCGGCATTTCGATGAGATGAACCCTGCAGAGCAGGAAACACTGCGCTATGCCTGTGCCGACAGTGATTACACTCTGCGGCTCTACCACAAATTCAACGGCTGGTTTAAAAAGAACCTCCCACAGCATCAGGACATCGTGGAGCGGGTGGAATCGCCGACGGCGGTCTATGTTGGCATGATGAAGTACAACGGCGTTCCGATGGATACGGATGCAATGGTGGCGCGGCAAGCAGAAGCAGAGGAAAAGCTCGCGGCGCTTCGTGCGGAACTCGACGAGCAGACCGGCGGCGTGGACATCGGCGCAAACGCCTCGACCTCGGCGTTCAAGCAGTATCTGTATACCGACCTTGGATTGCCGGTGCTTAAAACGACGGAAAAGCATCAGGAGGCGGCGGACGACGCGACGATGATACTGCTCACGGAATACTGCCGCGAAAATCGCCCGGAGCTGATGCGCCTGTTCGAGCTGGTACAGGAATACCGCAAGTGGGGCAAGCTCAAAAGCACCTACATCGACGGGTATCTTCACTGTGTCAACAGCGCCACAGGACGCATTCACCCTGACCTTATACCGCTCGGCACAGAAACAGGGCGCTTCGCCTCCCGCAGTCCCAACCTGCAAAACTGCCCGCGCAAAGATAACGACCCGATTGGAGTGAGGAATTTCATCGCCGCGCCGGAGGGCAAGCTGCTCATCTCACTGGATTTCTCCCAGATCGAACTCCGCGTGGGTGCGTTTTACTGCCGCGACGAAAAGATGCTCGAAACCTATCGCGCCGGTGGCGATATCCATGCGGCAACGACCTCGGTTATCTTTCATGTGCCGTTTAGCGAGGCAGCGGACAAGAATGCACCGCATTACAAGGAGCGCCGCACCATCGCAAAGAACTGCAATTTCGGTGTGTTTTACGGACTTTTCCCCAGCGGACTGCAGAAAACGCTGAAGTTCAAGGCTGGTCTGGATATGTCGAAGGAAGCCTGTGCCGGTATCATCGACAATCTGAAAAACGGCTATCCGCGCCTGACCGATTGGCAGGACGATACCAAGCGCCGCGCCGCCAACACCTGCTATGCAGAAACGTGGCTCGGCCGCCGCAGGTACATTATCGGCATCCTCTCGACCGATTGGGGCAAGCGCTCCTTTGCCGAGCGCTGTGCCATGAATACACCGATTCAGGGTACGGCGGCGGATATTTTGAAGCTGGCAATGGGACGCATCGTCGCGGGCATCAAGGAGCGCCCGTGGCTCAAGCCATTCCTGCAGATTCACGACGAGCTGGTGTTCGAGATACCGGCGGACAAGCTCGACGAGGCGGTCGGCTTCGTGAAAGCTTGCATGGAGGTGCAGCCGTTCCCGGCGTTTGACGTGCCAATCATCGCGGAAGCCGCCTACGGTGAGAGCTTCGGCGAGCTGAAGGAAATGGAGGACGTGTGATGTGGATAGATAAACGAAACGCCGAGGGCTACAGTGACCCGACAACCTACGAGGCTATGCGAGGGCTGATGCGTGAGGACTTGCTACGTCGTTATGGGACGGAATACCGCCCGCTCGTTTTCATCTGCTCGCCCTTCGCCGGTGATATGGAGAAAAACACAGAGCGCACACGGGGCTATTGCCGCTTTGCCGTCGAGCAAAACGCGATACCGCTTGCGCCGCACCTGCTCTACCCGCAGTTTATGGATGAGCACGATCCTGACAGTCGCAAGCTGGGCTTGTTCTTCGGGCGGGTGCTGCTTGGAAAATGTCAGGAGCTGTGGGTGTTCGGAGATAAGGTATCCGAGGGCATGAGCTACGAAATCCGCAAGGCGCAGAAGCACAATATACCCATCAAGTATTTTACCGAGGAATGTGAGGTGAAACCGCTATGAGCAATCGCTGCGGCGGGAACTACCCGCAGGAGCTGCTTGACCGAAAGCAATGGGTCAACTGGCGGCTCATTCCCGATAAGGACGGAGGCAAGGACAAAAAGATGCCCTATAACCCCATCACGGGTAAGGGCGCACAATCCAATAACCCTGCGACATGGACGGACTACGCCACTGCCGCCGACGCGCTGGAGCGTTATGGCTTTACGGGGCTGGGCTTTATGTTCTCGAAGGAGGATAACTTCGTGGGCGTGGACGTTGACCATTGCTACGACCCTGAAACGAAAACCTTTAATGAGACGGCGAAGGCAATCATTGCAAGGCAGCCCACCTACATGGAGTTTTCGCCCTCCGGCACCGGCATTCATCTCTTCTTCAAGGGCGCGATGCCCGGTACCGGCAACAAGAATACCAAGACCGGCGTGGAGATGTACGAGCATACCCGGTATTTCACGATGACTGGAAAAGGGCTCGACGGAGCGACGGATACCATCGCCGAGGACAACGGTACGCTTAAGTGGATTCATGAAACCTACATCCGCGCCCCGAAAAAGCAGCAGCAAAGGAAGTCGAAAAAGAGCGCATCCGTGCAGCTGTCCGACGACGACCTTTTGGAGCTTGCCTGTGGAGCCGATAACGGCGAAGCGTTCTCAAAGCTCTGGGACGGCGATTGGCAGGATGCCTATTCTAGTCAATCGGAGGCGGATATGGCGCTGTGCTGTCGATTGGCATTCTGGTCGGGTAAGGACAAAGCGCAGATGGACAGGCTCTTTCGCCAGAGCGGGCTGTTTCGGGAAAAGTGGGACGCGAAGCATCATGCCAGCGGCGCGACCTATGGCGAGGAAACGCTGGACAAGGCTTGCGAGCTGACCGAGGATACCTATGCTCCCGGCAACGATGCGCCGGTGTTTGAGTACAAGGGTATGTATTTCCGCAGCAAGGGTGACAGCATCTATCCTATCACCAACTTTATATTCGTGCCGGTGGAGATGATTGTCGCCGAGGAGGAAACGCAGCTCACCGCCGACCTTGTGACCGTGCGCGGCGAAACCTACCGCTTGACCTTTATGACGACGGACTTCGCCAATCAGCAGAAATTCAAGAACGCCCTCAACAAGCGCACCATCGCTCTGAGCTATACCGGCTCGGATGGCGACTTGGAGCTGCTCAAGGCATACATCTCGGAGCTGGAATGGAAAACGAAGCTTGGCGTCAAGGCGATGGGTATTTATGAGCATGGCAGTGGGATGGTATTCGTTACGGTCGAGGGCGCGGTGGACGAAAACGGCGCGTCGGTCGAGGACATCATTCAGCTGGATAAATACCGCAGCATTTGCAGCGACATTCTTGACGCAAAGCTCATCACCGCAACCCAGTTTCAAAGGCTCGGCGAACAGCTCATGTCCTACAACGAACCCGCAAAGGCGGTGTCGATTCTGGCGTGGATCAGCGGCTGCTTTATCAAGGAGCACCTGCGGAAAAAGAACGTGAAATATCCGCATCTCATGCTCATCGGCGAAGCCGGAAGCGGCAAGAGCAATACGCTTGAGCGGGTCATTATGCCGGTGTTCTCCAAGTCAAAGATCGTGGCAGCGGGACAAACGACCGCCTTTACACTGATGAAGGACTCGGCATCCTCAAACACCATTCCGATGGCGCTGGACGAGTTCAAGCCCTCAAAAATCGACAGCTATCGACTTGCGCCGCTGCTGAACCATTTCCGAAACAGCTATGACGGTCAGGAGGGCATCCGTGGTCGCGCCGATCAGACGACCGTGAGCTATGAGCTGCTGGCTCCGCTCGTGGTCGCCGGTGAGGAATCGCCGGATGAGGCAGCGATTCGGGAGCGCAGCATCGAGCTGCTGTTCTCCAAGAAAGACCTGAAAACGGTCGAATATCGTGCGGCGTTCCAGAGGCTGTGCGCCAGTGCCGATTTACTCGGCAGTCTTGGGCATAGCTTACTGAACATCGCGCTGAAAACCAAGCCCGCTGAATGCTATTCGTGGTACGAGGAGGCGCAGGGCGGCTTCAACAAGGAGCTCCCGTCGCGTGTCGTCAATAATCTCGCCTGTATGGTCGCAGGGCTGCGTCTCATGGAAAAGCTGTGTTCCTCGCTTGGATTGACGTGGCATGAGACGTTCCCGTATGCAATCGCTCCCTGCACAAAATACATCGAATATGCGGCGAAGGAATACCTGCTGGACGGCGGCACCAGCAATAAGAGCGTGGTCGAGCAGACGCTTGAGGTCATGTCGCGCATGGGGCTTGACCCGGAGAGCGAGTTTGCAATATGCGATGATGGGAAGACGCTGGCGCTGTGGCTCAATCACGTCTATGACCGTTATACCAAGTACCGCAAGGACTACGCCATCGCAGGAGAAACGCTGACCTATGCACAGTTCAAGAAGCAGCTACAGCACTCGGATTATTTTCTGGAGAGCAACGTACAAAAACGCATCGGCTCGGAGAATCGACGCGTATGGACGCTCAATTATGGGCTGCTCAAAACGAGGTGCGACGTGTCCGGCTTTGAAATCACAGAGGTTGAACCGCTATGAGCGGCGCAATCTGTAACTTAATCGCTCGTGATGTAGCCTCTCGGAGCACAGAAGTTACAGGAAAAGTTACGCCCCAAAAGCCGCTATATAGAACACATTTCAGAGTGGTCGGATGGTTTTGTAACTTTGTAGCTTCAAAAAATATGTATATACGCGAGAGCGGCTTCAATTCCATACGCGTGCGCGTGTGCGCGTGTGAATACACGCAGACCTCTATAAAAGGCGGTTACACGGTTACAAACCCGAAAAAAGTTACAAGGAGTACACTGTGGCAGAAAAAGAAATCGTGAGCGCGATCCTGCGCTATCTCAAAACCGTGCCGAGGTGCTTTGTTTGGAAGGAGCACGGCGGGATGTACGGTACGGCAGGTATCCCCGACATCATCGCCTGTATCGACGGCAGGTTTTTCGCCTTTGAGGTGAAGACGCCGGTCGGGAAAGCAACGGCACTTCAAGCGGCAACTATCCGAAAAATCCTCGCCTGTGGCGGTACGGCTGCGGTCGTCCGTTCGGTTGACGAGGTGCGAGCCGTGATAAACGGCTCTCTGCAATGAACGCTGACTATGAAAACAACGCACCTGTGCTTTACATATACAATGCTCACAATGCGGCATCGCTTCGCTGGAATCACAAAATCCAGATAAGGAGTGTGTCTCATGGACAACAATTACGAAAACCTCGCAAACGCCATCATCCTTCAGGCGGCGAAGGATTACCGCAAGGCGCTGCGTACCCTCTCACTCAATCCGCATAACCGCTCGGCGCAGTACGAATGCCGGAGCATCGAGAGTTTCTTCCGCTCCGGCTGGTTTGGTTTGCTGACCCACCTCGACCCGGAGCTGCTCATCAGCAAGCTGAAAGCGGAGGTGGCGGCATGACTGTTAAGGAATATCTCGGTCAGGCGTACCGTCTCGACCAGCGCATCAACTCAAAGCTGGAGCAGGTCGCTTCCCTCAACGAGCTGGCGACAAAATGCACCTCGACGCTCACGGGTATGCCCCGCAATCCCAATCGCGGCACCTCCACAATGGCTGACGCTGTGGGTAAAATCGTAGACCTGCAAGCGGAGATCAACCGCGACATCGACCGGCTCGTTGATCTGAAGCGTGAGATGGTCAGCCTTATCAAGGCTGTGGACAACACCGAGTACCAGACGCTGCTGGAGCTGCGTTATCTGTGCTTCAAAACGTGGGAGCAGATTTCGGTTGATATGGGCTACAGCATCCAACATATCTATCGGTTGCGGGAGAAGGCTTACGATGAAATTCGTGTGCCGCCCGAAAGATGATAGGTTATGTTAGTAGATGTTCATGCTAAATTCTGATATGATATACTTAGCGAAATAGGAATAAGAGAGCCTTGTGGGAGCAATCCCTCAGGGCTTTTCTTATGCCCACGAGGAGGTGACATCATGCCAAGAAAACCACAGCGACCATGCCAGCATCCCGGCTGTCCGAAGCTGACAAGCGGTCTTTACTGCCCAGAGCATCAGCGACAGGCGGATTATCATTACAATCATTTCCAGCGTGAGCCGGAGACGAATAAAAGGTATGGTCGTGCGTGGAAGCGCATCCGCGACCGCTACATCAAGGCGCACCCGCTTTGTAAGGAATGTCAAAAGCAAGGCAGGCTGACACCCGCCGAGGAAGTGCATCACATCCTCCCGCTCAGTCACGGCGGCACCAACAACACAAATAATCTGATGGCGCTGTGCAAGCCTTGCCACTCGCGTATCACCGTGGAGATGGGCGACCGCTGGCACGAACGGTGAGGTCTGTATCACATTTTGATACAGACCAAAACATAATCACTTTGATCGAAAATATATTCACTCGGTCTTTGCCCCGGTGGGGGCATCTAAATCCTCAAAACTTTTAAAGGCGGACAGCGGCGTGGGGTCACGTGTTGAAAAACGCGGTTTCAAAGGGTTGAATAGCCCAAGTCAAAAAGGAGTGTGATGAATATGGCGAAAGACGGCACCTGTAGAGGTGGTGCCAGAGTCGGCGCTGGCGCGAAAAAGAAGCCTCTCGCCGACAAAATATCTGCCGGTAATCCGGGCGGCAGGAAGCTGACAGTGATGGAGTTCACTGACGCACCTACGCTCGAAGGCTGTGAAATGCCGGAACCGAATAAAATGCTGTCGGCAGAGCAAAAGGACGGTACAACGCTTGCCGCCGATGAAATATACAGAAACACATGGTCGTGGCTAAATGCTCGTGGCTGTGCGGCACTTGTTTCCCCGCAGCTTCTGGAGCGTTACGCCATGAGCGTGGCTCGCTGGATACAGTGTGAGGAAGCTGTGTCGAGCTTCGGCTTTTTAGCACGACATCCTACCACCGGCAATGCAATCCAGAGCCCGTATGTGGCGATGGGTCAAAACTATATGAGCCAGACAAACCGCCTGTGGTATGAGATTTTCCAGATTGTCAAAGACAACTGCACCGGCGAATACAGCGGCGCAAATCCGCAGGACGATGTGATGGAGCGACTGCTCACGGCGAGGAGGGGTAAATAGTGGATATACGGTCATTAAAGCTGTCGGACTTGAATCCGGCAAAATACAATCCTCGCAAGGAGCTGAAGCCCGGCGATGCGGAGTTTGAGAAGCTCAAGCGTTCCATTGAGAGCTTCGGCTATGTGGAACTCATCGTGGTAAACGAGGCAACCGGCTTCACCGTTATCTCAGGGCATCAGCGGCTTTCGGTTTTGAAGGCGCTGGGATATGACAGCGTAGAGTGTATCGTGGTGAGCCTCGATGCTACCCGCGAAAAGGCACTCAACATCGCCATGAATAAAATTTCCGGCGAATGGGACACGAAGAAGCTGGAAAGCCTGCTCTCGGATTTGAAGGCGGAGGATTTCGACGTTACGCTGACCGGCTTTGATACACAGGAAATCGGGCTCATGCTCGGCGTTGAGGATGAAATCGTTCAGGACGAGGTGCCAGAGGTCGATACCGATGCTCCGACTATCTGTCAGCCGGGTGAGCTTTGGCAGCTTGGACGGCATCGTCTGCTCTGCGGCAGCAGCACAGATAAGAACGACGTGGCGCTGCTCATGAACGGTCAGCACAGCAAGCTGCTGTTCACCTCGCCGCCTTATAGCGATATGCGTACCTACAACGGCGACAAGGAACTGTCGGTCGAGAGCATCGCACAGTTTCTCCCTTGCTATGAACCCTTCACCGCGCTGCAAGCGGTTAATCTCGGTATCCAGCGCAAGGACGGTGAGGTGTATCCCTATTGGGATGCATACATCGCCGCCGCGAAAGCAGTCGGGCTGAAGCTGCTGGCGTGGAACGTGTGGGACAAGCTCACCTGCGGCAGCGTCGGTCAGCAGAAGGCAATGGTACCGATAAGGCATGAGTGGATATTTTGCTTCGGCAAAGAAGCGGTGCCGGTCAATCCGACGTGGCGCAAAAAGGAAGCCAGCATTTATTCCGGCGGTCGGTATAACAAGATACGTCAGGCGGACGGCTCCTTCCGTATTGCCAGACGCGGCAATGAAACCGGTGCATTCAAAAAGATGGAGAGCCTACTGGAGCTGCCAGAGCAGACCAGCCTCGAATCGGTCACGAAGCAACTCAGCGAAAAAGGCAAGATTCGTGCGGAGCACCCTGCCACCTTTCCTGTAGCGCTGCCTTCGGAATACATTGTGGCCTTCACCGACGAGAACGACCTTGTGGTTGAGCCCTTCGGCGGTGCGGGTACGACGCTTATCGCCTGTGAGCAGCTTGACCGCTCCTGCTACTGCATGGAGCTCGACGCACACTACTGCGACGTTATCATAAAACGCTGGGAAGCCTTCACCGGCAACACGGCTGTGAAAATAGAAAGGACGAATTGATATGATTACCTATAAAACCGCAGAAAGCGTCTGCGCCGGACACCCCGACAAGCTGTGCGACCTCATTGCCGACAGCATTCTGGACGCTTGCCTCAGAAAAGACAAATCCGCTCGTGTTGCCTGTGAGGTCATGGCGACAAAGGGTAAAATCATCGTTGCGGGCGAAATCACCTGCGACGGCAAAATCGATATCCGCTTCATCGTTAATAATGTGCTGCGCGAGGTCGGCTACAATCCGTGGAAGTTCACGACCTTCGTATTCGTCCACAAGCAGAGTAAAGACATCAGTGCCGGAGTAAACACAGCACTCGAAGCTCGCAACGGCAGCGAGGAGCGCTACGCTTCCATCGGCGCTGGCGACCAAGGCACTGTTTATGGGTACGCCACCAACGAAACCCGCGAGATGCTCCCGCTCCCTCTGGTGCTGGCGCATCGTATCTGCAAGCGTGTGGATACAGTCCGTAAGGATAAAATCGTGAAGGGCTTGTACCCAGACGGCAAGGCACAGGTCACCATTGAATATGAGGACGGCAAGCCGAAGCGCGTAAAGACTATCGTGGTGTCCGTTCAGCACGATGCCGAGAAAACACAGGAGCAGCTTTATTTCGACATTAAGCAGAATGTGCTCTGGCAGTGCTTTGAGGATTTTCCCTTCGATGATGAAACGGAAATTCTCGTCAATCCCAGCGGTCGCTTTGTTGAGGGTGGACCCGCAGCCGACATTGGGCTGACCGGCAGAAAGCTGATGGTGGATACCTACGGAGGGTTGGCGCTCCACGGCGGCGGTGCGTTCAGCGGTAAAGACCCCACAAAAGTTGACCGCAGCGGCGCGTACATGGCACGGTACATTGCAAAGAATATCGTATGGAGCGGCCTCGCAGAACAATGTGGCGTCGCTCTTTCTTATGCCATCGGCAAGGCTGACCCTGTTGCCGTGGACATGGACTCCTTCAATACGAGCAGTGTTTCCAATGAAGCGCTGCGTGAAATCGTGCTGGAGGTTTTCAACCTGCGTCCGGCGTCGATTATTGAAAAGCTGTGTCTGCGCAATGAAATCTATGCGCGAACTGCGACCTACGGACATTTCAATTCCGTACTGTTCCCGTGGGAGGACACCAGCATGAAGCTCTACGATGAATTGAGAAAGGCGGCTGAAAAATATGCAGATAGAAAAACTGAAAACTGAGCAGCTCATTCCGTCTGACTATAATCCACGTAAAGACCTGAAGCCCGGCGATGCCGAGTATGATAAGCTAAAACGCTCTATCGAGCAGTTCGGATATGTTGAGCCTGTTATATGGAACAAGACCACCGGGCGCGTCGTTGGCGGGCATCAGCGTTTGAAGGTGCTCATTGACATGGGCATTACCGAGGTGGACTGCGTCGTGGTCGAGCTGCCGGAGGCAAAGGAAAAGGCGCTGAATGTGGCGCTCAATAAAATCTCCGGCGATTGGGATAAGGATAAGCTGGCGCTGCTCATCGCTGACCTGCAGGGCTCCGACTTCGATGTCTCTCTTACGGGCTTCGACCCGTCCGAGCTCGACGACCTTTTCAAAAGCAGTATTAGAGACGGCCTGCACGATGATGACTTCGATGTCGACGAGGAGCTGGGGCAGCCGCCGGTCACGAAGCTCGGAGATATCTGGACGCTCGGTCGGCATCGGCTGGTTTGCGGCGACTCCACCAAGCCTGAAACCTTCGCCTCTCTCATGGAGGAACGCAAGGCGAATCTGGTCATTACGGACCCGCCCTACAACGTAAACTACGAAGGAAGCACCGGAAAAATTAAGAACGACAACATGGCAAATGACGCCTTTTACAATTTCCTGCTTGCTGCGTTTCAGAACACTGCGGCAGTCATGGCGGACGACGCCAGCATCTATGTTTTCCATTCCGACACCGAAGGGCTAAATTTCAGGAGAGCCTTTTCCGATGCCGGTTTTTATTTGTCCGGCTGCTGTATCTGGAAGAAGCAGTCGCTGGTGCTGGGGCGCTCGCCGTACCAGTGGCAGCACGAGCCTGTGCTCTATGGCTGGAAGAAAAACGGCAAGCACCAATGGTACAGCGGGCGCAAGGAAACGACCATCTGGGAGTTCGACAAACCCAAGAAAAACGGCGACCATCCTACGATGAAGCCTATTCCGCTGCTGGCCTATCCAATTATGAACAGCAGCATGACCAACACGCTGGTGCTTGACCCCTTCGGCGGCTCCGGCTCTACGCTAATCGCCTGCGAACAGGCCGACCGCTCCTGCGCCACCATTGAGCTCGACGAGAAATACTGCGATGTCATCGTGAAGCGGTACATCGAGCAGGTTGGCTCGGCAGATAAGGTTTCTGTCCAGCGCGACGGACTGACCTACGCCTACGCTGAAGTGGCTGTAAAATCGGACTAATTGACACAAGCGCCGCCGCTTCTATTTGGTACATATATATCGCTGAATTGCCTTGCTATTTACAGGCTTTAGAGTGATATATGTACGTACAAAAAGCCGAAGCATCGGCAGAGAGAAAGGCGGTATCACAATGAATTTTGAACTCAAGTACAACCTGACCGGCAGCGACAGGAAGCGGCTGGTCACCGCAATGGCGGAGCTTCTGGACAGCCCCATGAAATACAAAGGCGCTCCTACCTTCGCCTACGAGGTGGATTATTTCACCATCGACAAGAACGGCACAGTCAGCTTTGACGACCGCGCCGACAGCGAAGAAATCGAAAGGCTCATCGAGCAGCTACACGAACAGGGCTTTGAAGCGGAACCGCGCTTCGAGGACTTGCGCATGACCGAGGAGGAAGAATTAGGACTCGGACGCCAGCGCCGCGACCCCGTTGGCGAGGATGGGATGCAGGCAAGCGATGTGCCGGACGATGATGAAACCGAGGTGGACGCGCTGGTGATTTCCTACCCCAGAGCAGACCTCACCGACGCGGCACTCGAAAACCTGCGGCTTCTGGTCGCCAGTAAAGAGACGCTCATAAAAAAGGCGCTGGGTGCAGAGAGCCTGTCGCTTGACATCACGGAGGACAAAATCAGCTTCCCGTGGTTTACCGGCCTTCTGGCTCCCGAAGAGGTCAACGCCTACGCTCGCTTCACAGGCAAGCTCATCGGCATGGCAAAAACACAGAAGCGCATCACGGCAAAGGACAAGGAAACCGACAATGACAAGTACGCCTTCCGATGCTTCCTTCTCCGGCTGGGCTTTATCGGCGAGGAGTACAAACAGGAGCGGAAAATCCTGCTCCGCAACCTGTCGGGCAGCTCCGCTTTCAAGAGCGGCAACCCGAAGGTGCAGGAGCTGGTCGAGCGCATCAATGCGGACGCTGACCTTTACGACGACGTGATGAGCCTGCAGGACACGGAGGTGGCTGACGATGCAATTTCCAAATAAAGAGATAGTCGAGCGTGTCCGTAAGCAATTCCCAGTCGGCTGCCGTGTGGAACTCCTCCGCATGGATGATGTCCAAGCGCCGCCTGTCGGCACAAAGGGCACCGTGCGCTATGTGGATGACATTGCCAGCATCGGAGTTGCGTGGGACAACGGCTCTTCACTTTCCGTCGCCTACGGAGAGGACCTCTGCAGAAAGGTGGCGGAATGATGCTACACATTGATGCAACGAAGGTCGCCATTTCACTGTTGAATACAACGCTCGGCTTAGAGGACCTGCCAATGGAGATTCATGGTCGTATTGCAACGGCGCTGGTTATCCTTGACCAGCAGAATGGTGAAAACTTTTACAATGCCTTGCAGGATGCCTACGCATTCATCGGGCGTGACAATGAGGAACTTGAAGCCTTGCTGAAAAAGCTGGAGGACGAAACCAATGGATGAAAAGATAAAGGAGCAAATTCTTGCAATCCGGGACACCGGGCTTACAAATATGTTCGATACCCGTATGGTGCAGCGCATCGCTTTCGACATGGACTTCTTCGAACTGATCACCTTCCTTGAGGAACACAAGGACAAATATGTCCGATTCATCCTCACGGGTGTGGAGTAAACCACACAACTATATGCGGTATTATCTTCCGAAAGATTGTGCTATATATAGTGGTTTATATCTCGAAATCGCCTTGCTATTATGTGCTTTTAGAGCGAATATGTACCTACAAAAAGGAACGGAGGACGCCACAATGAAAAGCGCAAAGTCAATGACCTACAAGGAACTGGAGCAGGAGCTCCTCAGAAACCGCAACGCACTCAGAAGCGCAAGCCTCGAACAGAAGCGCAAGCCTCGAACAGAAGCGCAACCTCATCAACCGCGACCACGATTTGATGGTTGAGATGAACAGCCGCTGGGAAAAGAAATAAGGAGGGCATCATAATGACAGAGAAACAAATCAAGCAAATCAAAAGTCAACTGCCGCAGGGCGAGAGATTCGACAGAGCCTACAGCGCCTACGAAGGTGGCATCAGGGTTATCAGCAAGACCAAGGACGGGCGCGAGTTCCGCTATAAGGTAAGCTTCGACGCCGACGGCAACGCCAGCATCGAGCGGTTTTAAGGAGGACCGCACCATGTGGAAAGAAGGAAGCCTCAAGGTTTATAACAGTATTTTTCACTATTGGCTGAAGCAGTACAATGAAGCCAGCGAGGAGTTCGGCATCGACGGCGGCAGGATTTCGAAGCTGATGCTCAAGCGGAACGGCACCATCGTGTGCAACTACGACAGGGGCTGGGACATCAAGCCTGCCGACCCAGACACACAGCTTGCGCTGGAGATTCTGCTTCACGGCGAAAACTACTAACCGGCAAAAAACGAAATAGCCGAGTTCAGCCCTTTGCGGGGCTGTATCTCGTACAGATAGATTTGAAGGCACCGAGAGGGTGTCTATTTTTATGCCTAAAAGGAGGCGGTGACCATTGCGAAAGCTGAAGAAATACCAACAGACGCGCTTCAAAGCGCACGACTCGACCTACGATAAGGAAGCCGCCGACTACGCTGTGGCGTTTATCGAGTCGCTCTGCCATACGAAAGGCACATGGGCTGGAAAGCCCTTCGAGCTCATCGATTGGCAGGAGCAGATAATTCGTGACCTTTTCGGAACGCTCAAGCCGAACGGTTATCGGCAGTTCAATACTGCCTACGTTGAGATACCAAAGAAGATGGGCAAATCGGAGCTGGCGGCTGCGGTCGCCCTTCTGCTCACCTGCGGCGATGGCGAGGAACGCGCCGAGGTGTATGGCTGCGCTGCTGACCGAAATCAGGCTTCTATCGTTTTTAACGTTGCAGCGGATATGGTCAGAATGTGTCCGGCTTTGTCGAAGCGTGTCAAAATCCTCGACGCGACCAAGCGGCTCATCTTCCAGCCGACCGGCAGTATTTATCAGGTACTCAGTGCTGATGTCGGTAACAAGCACGGCTTCAATACTCACGGAGTGGTGTTCGACGAGCTGCATACCCAGCCCAACAGAAAGCTCTACGATGTTATGACCAAAGGCAGCGGCGATGCACGAATGCAGCCGCTATATTTTCTTATCACGACTGCCGGAGATAACCAAAACAGTATCTGCTGGGAGGTTCATCAAAAGGCGCTGGATATTATTGATGGAAGAAAGCATGACCCCACCTTCTACCCAGTAATTTACGGCGCAGCGCAAGAAGATGATTGGACTGACCCCAAGGTGTGGAAGAAGGCAAATCCCTCTCTCGGCATCACAGTCGGCATGGATAAGGTTAAGGCGGCGTTTGAATCAGCTCGGCAAAATCCAGCCGAAGAGAATAGCTTCCGTCAGCTCCGCCTCAACCAGTGGGTTAAACAAGCGGTGCGCTGGATGCCGATGGACAAGTGGGATAAATGCGCGTTTGCCGTCGACGCGGAAACTCTCGAAGGTCGTGTCTGTTACGGCGGACTTGACCTTTCCAGCAGCACCGACATCACGGCTTTTGTGCTTGTATTTCCACCCGGTGACGAGGATGACAAGTACTGCATCCTACCGTTCTTCTGGATACCCGAAGACAACATCGATCTCCGCGTCAAGCGCGACCATGTCAATTATGACCTATGGGAGCGACAGAGCTTCCTTCAAACCACCGAGGGCAATGTCGTTCACTACGGCTATATTGAGCAGTTCATCGCGGAATTGGGCGAGCGCTTCAACATCCGCGAGATAGCTTTCGACCGCTGGGGTGCTGTGCAAATGACGCAGAATCTTGAAACGCTCGGCTTCTCGGTTGTGCCGTTCGGTCAGGGCTTTAAAGATATGTCTCCACCGACCAAGGAACTCATGAAGCTAACACTGGAGGAAAAAATCGCTCACGGTGGACACCCTGTCCTACGCTGGATGATGGACAACATATATATCCGCACCGACCCTGCAGGAAATATCAAGGCGGACAAGGAGAAATCAACCGAAAAGATAGACGGCGCGGTCGCCACCATTATGGCGCTCGACCGTGCAATTCGGTGCGGTAACGATTCGGGCGAGAGCGTTTATGACAAACGCGGCCTGCTCATTTGGTAAGGAGGTAAAAGCCTATGGGCATATTACAAGGTATATTCAAACCCCGCGACAAGCCTAAAAATCTCGGCGGCGGCAATAGCTTTTTATGGGGAGGCTCGACCTCCGGCAAGGTGGTAAATGAAAAGACCGCCATGCAGATGACAGCGGTATACTCCTGCGTCCGAATTCTTTCAGAGGCAATCGCAGGACTCCCGCTGTTCGTTTATAAGTACGGCGATGACGGCAGTAAGGAAAAGTGCCTCGAACATCCATTATGGCGGGTCCTGCATGATGAGCCAAATCCTGAAATGACGAGTTTCGTATTCAGAGAAACTATGATGAACCACCTGCTTCTCACCGGCAACGCCTATGCTCAGATTATCCGCAACGCCCGTGGCGAGGTTATAGCGCTCTATCCGCTCATGCCAGACCGCATGACCGTGGACAGGGATTCGCAGGGACGACTGTTTTATCGTTATCGGAAAAATAGCGATGACGCTCCGGAAGTCGGCAAAAACAAGCAAAGTGATATTATCTTCGCCCCCTCGGACATTCTTCATGTGTTGGGGCTTGGCTACGACGGTCTGGTCGGCTACTCACCGATAGCGATGGCAAAAAACGCTGTGGGCTTGGCAATCGCCGCTGAGGAATACGGAGCTAAGTTTTTTGCCAATGGTGCGGCACCAAGCGGCGTTCTCGAACATCCCGGCACGATTAAGGACCCGGAGCGCATACGGGAAAGCTGGCAGTCCACCTTCGGTGGCAGCTCTAACAGCAACAAAATCGCCGTGTTGGAGGAAGGACTCAAGTATACGCCAATCGCCATCTCGCCGGAACAAGCGCAGTTCCTCGAAACGCGCAAGTTCCAGATCAATGAAATCGCTCGAATTTTCAGAGTGCCGCCACATATGCTGGCTGACCTCGAAAAGTCGAGCTTTTCTAATATTGAGCAGCAGTCACTGGAGTTCGTGAAATACACGCTCGACCCGTGGGTAATCCGCTGGGAACAAGCGATGAACAAGGCGCTCCTGCTCGACAGCGAAAAACGCTCTGTGTTCACAAAATTCAATGTGGACGGACTGCTTCGAGGCGACTATGCATCGCGCATGACAGGCTATGCGACCGCTCGACAAAACGGCTGGATGTCGGCAAATGACATACGAGAGCTTGAAAACCTCGACCGCATCCCTGCCGACCTCGGCGGCGACCTTTACCTTATAAACGGTGCGATGACCAAACTGCAGGACGCAGGTGCATTCGCAAATACAACTACAACAGAAACGGAGGGAACCTCAGATGGACAAAACAAAACGAAGTCCCGCAAAGGCGCGTGAAAAAACGCACTTCTGGAATTGGGACAGTGATGAGGATACGGGCGTCCGCACCCTGTACCTCGACGGCACCATTGCGGACGAAAGCTGGTGGGATGATGAAATCACGCCTCGAATGTTCAAGGACGAGCTGATGTCCGGCGACAACGATATTGTCGTGTGGATCAATTCACCCGGCGGCGACTGCGTAGCGGCAAGTCAAATCTACGCTATGCTCATGGATTACCCGCATGAAGTCACAGTCAAGATTGACGGTATCGCTGCTTCGGCGGCATCAGTCATCGCAATGGCGGGCACGCAGGTGCTCATGGCACCTACGGCACTTATGATGATTCACAATCCACTCACAGTAGCAATCGGCGACACCGAGGAAATGCAAAAAGCCATTGCCATGCTGGACGAAGTCAAGGAGTCCATTATCAACGCCTACGAAATCAAGACCGGGCAGTCTCGCGCAAAAATCTCTCATCTCATGGACGGCGAAACCTATATGAACGCAAATAAAGCGGTGGAGCTTGGCTTCGCGGACGGCATCTTGGAGGACGCCAAACGCGACCACGGCGACGACATCGTTTTTGCTTTCAGCCGCAGGGCAGTCACCAACGCGCTATTCAACAAGATTATAACGAAACCCGCTCCGAAGGCGGAGCAAAAGAATCCGGATTCGCCGACTGGCGTTTCTATCACAGAGGCTATGCAGAAACTGCAAGCCCGTAAATACATTTAACGGAGGTATTTGATTATGAAAAAGGTACTCGAAATGCGTGAAAAACGCGCAAAGGCGTGGGACGCGGCAAAGGCGTTCCTCGACACTCGCGCCAAGGACGGCGTCCTGTCTGCAGAAGACAATGCCACCTACGACAAAATGCTCGCGGACGTAGACGCAATGGCTCGTCAGATTGCCATTGAGGAAGATCGTGTGGCAAGGGATGCTGCAATGGCGCAGCCCACCAGTTCTCCAATCACTGAAAAGCCTGTAGCACAGAACGGCAAGCCTCTCATTCCCAGAGCGACCGCCGAATACCGTGAGGATTTCTATAATCTCATTCGCGGCAAGCGCCCTGTCCACAATGTCATGGAGGAAGGCACTTCTTCCACCGGTGGTTATCTTGTTCCGCTGGAGTTCGACGACACTCTCGTTAAGGCACTTGCCCGCGAGAACGTAATCCGTTCTCTGGCAAAGGTCATCACAACTGCTGCACCTCACAGAATTAATGTGGCGCTTACTGATGTTTCTGCCGATTGGGTAGCTGAGTCCGGCGTGTTTACGCCCTCCACTCCTACCTTCAACCAGCTCTCTCTCGATGCGTTCACGCTTCGTGCGGCAGCACTGGTCTCCGAGGAACTGCTTGAGGACTCCATGTTCGACCTTCAGGCCTACCTCATCGATAACTTTGCTCGCGCTTTTGCGGCGAAAGAGGAACAGGCTTTCTGCATCGGCACCGGCAGCGGTCAGCCTACCGGCATCTTCACCGCAAACGGCGGCGATCTCGGCGTGACTACCGCTACTGCTGGAGACATCAAGGCGGACGAGCTTATCGACCTGACTTACGCGCTCAAGGACGGCTATAAGAAAAATGCTGTGTTTGTACTTGGCAGCGGCACCCTCGCAAGCGTCCGCAAACTCAAGGACGGTAACGGTGCATATATGTGGCAGCCTTCTCTGCAGGCTGGTCAGCCTGACCGTCTACTCGGTTTCCCTGTATATGTTTCTCAGTATGCTCCTACCATCGCGGCAGGTGCCTACACAGTCGCTTTCGGCGATTTCCAGAACTACTGGATTGCAGACCGTACTGGCAGAACCGTTCGCCGTGCAGATGAGCTCCACATCGCCAACCTTCAGACCGGCTTCTACGCTTTCCAGCGTGTTGACGCTAAGACAGTACTGCCTGAAGGCATCAAGCTACTCAAGCAGCACGCCTAAGGAGGTAGCGATATGAGCGAATATAACGCGAAGAACTACACCGAACAGGGCGGCGAGAAAACCGTCATCGGCGGAACGTTGGAAATCCAGGAGGGAGCCTCGGTAACGGGTCTTCCTTCTTCTCAAGTACCCGTCGCTACGGAAACCACACTTGGAGGAGTTAAGGCAACCACCAAAACTGAAACGTATACCGTCGCAGCGAAAATTGGTACGGACGGAAACCTCTATGTTCCAACTTACCCAACCGTGCCGGAAGTACCCGTTGCGGTAAACCAGGCGGTAAGTACGGCTGAGGATATCACTACACTCCTTGCTGATTTCAATGCACTGCTCGTAAAACTGAAAACCGCCGGGCTTATGGCTCCGGACGCGCAGGAATAAAGAAAGGATGGTGGCGGTATGACACTGCTTGAAAAAGTCAAAGCGAATCTAATTCTCGAACACTCGGCGGACGATGAACTGTTGCAGTTGTACATATCCGCCTCTGTGTCCTATGCTGAGAGCTATCAGCATCTCACAGAAAATTACTACACCGACCATCAGATGCCACCTACCACAGAGCAAGCCGTCATTATGCTGTCGTCCCATTTCTATGAATCCAGGGACGGCAGCACCGGCGGCTTTTTCTCTGACAACGTGCAGGCCGGACAGCAAGTATGGAACACGGTCAATCTGCTTTTGCGACTTGACCGGGATTGGAAGGTGTGAGTATGAGCTTTGGTAAGATGAACACCTTCATCGGCATCGCCCAGAAAGTGACTATAAAAGATGCAGAAGGATTCAGAACCGAGGTTGACAGTATCGTAGCTTCGGTCAGAGCATACCGGGAGGGTCGGCACGGCAACGAGAAATGGGCAAATCGAGCTCAGTTCTCAGAAGCCACCGACCTTTTCCGTTTTCGTTGCATTCCCGGCGTCGCTGTTACGCCTGCTATGACCATAGTCAACGATGGCGGGCGCTTTGAGATCACCTCGGTCGAGAATGTTAAAGGACGCGGTATGTATATTGAGGTACTTGCAAAGGCGGTGAAGCCCAGTGGCTAAAGCATTCTGTAAACTGCCAGAGGACTTCCTGCTCAAGCTCTCCCGGCTGGGTGACCGAACGGATGAGATCATTCCGAAAGTACTGGAAGCCGGAGGTGAAGTCGTGGAGGCAAAAGTACGCTCTAATCTTCAGTCGGCCATCGGCAGCAATCCCAAAGAGAAAAGTCGTTCCACCGGTACTCTTGCAGGTGCTCTCGGTGTTTCTTCTGCGCGGCAGGATAAGGATGGTAACTTCAATGTCAAAGTCGGATTCGCAGAAAACCGTTCTGACGGCAAGAGCAATGCGATGATTGCCGGTGTGCTCGAATACGGGAAGCACGGTCAGGCTCCACGCCCATTTCTGAAGCCTGCAAAATCCTCCAGCAAGAATGATTGCATCGAAGCCATGAAAGCCGCCTTTGACCGGGAGGTGGAGAGTATATGAGCTTGCTTGAAGAACTGAACACCGTGCTGTTGCCGCTCGTCCCCGTGGAGACGGGCGTTTTTTCTGCCGCACCACCTGACCGCTATGTCGTGGTCACACCCATTGTAGAAACCTTTAGGCTGTATGCAGATAATCTGCCCCACCACGAGGTGCAGGAGGCGCGGCTCTCCCTTTTCGACAAGGGCAACTACATCGCAATTAAAAACACGATTGTCCGGGCGCTCCTCGCTGCGGACATTACCATAATCGACCGCCGGTACATCGGCCATGAGGACGATACCGGCTATCACCACTTTGCCATTGACGTGGCAAAGGATTATTCATTTGAAATGGAGGAATGACCTATGGCAACTATCGGTCTTGACAGGCTGTTTTATGCACCCATTACCGAAGCCGCTGACGGCTCGGAGACCTACGGTACTCCCATCTCACTGGCAAAGGCCATCAGCGCAGAACTGTCCGTGGAGGTCAACGAAGCGACGCTCTACGCTGACGATGGCGTGGCAGAAGCGGTCAAGGAATTCAAGTCCGGCACTCTCACGCTGGGCATTGACGACATCGGCACCGGCTCTGCCAATGCGCTGACCGGAGCACAAATCGACTCGAATCATGTGCTGATCTCCGCATCGGAGAACGGCGGCGTGCCTGTCGCTATCGGCTTCCGGGCACGGAAGTCAAACGGTAGCTACAAGTATTTCTGGCTCTACCGCGTTATCTTTGGTATCCCCGCAACCAACCTCGCCACCAAGGGCGACAGCATCACTTTCTCGACGCCGACTATTGAGGGCACGATCTACCGCCGCAACAAGCTGGACGGTCAGAGCAAGCATCCGTGGAAGGCCGAAGCCAATGAGGGTGATACGGGCCTCGGCGCAACTGTTATCTCCGGCTGGTTCACCGAGGTGTATGAGCCGGACTTTACTCCCGGAGGTACTGACTAATGGTTAATGACAGAAGCGCCGCCATTACCATTGGTGGCAAAGAATATGAAATGATCCTCACTACCCGCGCTACCAAGGAAATCGCCAAGCGGTACGGCGGCCTGTCCAATCTCGGCGACAAGCTCATGAAGTCTGAAAACTTCGAGATGGCACTCGATGAGGTTGTTTGGCTGATTGCGCTACTTGCCAATCAGAGCGTTCTTATCCACAACCTGCAAAATCCGCAGGACAAGCGTGAACCTCTGACCGAGGAGGCTGTGGAGCTGCTGACCTCGCCGTTGGAGCTTGCCACCTACAAGGAATCCATTATGGAAGCCATGTTCAAGGGAGCCAAGCGCAATGTGGAAAGTGAGGATGACTCAAAAAACGTGGTGGTCGGGTAAGCGACGAGGAGTTGTTTGCCCGACTGATCTTTTATGGCGTTTCACTCCTACATCGGTCGGAGCCGGAGATCTGGCTTATGCCGCTGGGCCACCTGCTTGACCAGTGGGAGTGCTATAAGCAATACCACGGGCTGGCAAAAGCCAAGCGGGAATACTTCATAGATGAATTGATACCTATAGGGATATGAACACTTTGTAAGAATGGAAAGTAAACTGACATCATATGCGTGAAGTGCTATACTGTGCTTATGGAAAGTTTGCTTTCCAATTTTGGGGGTGTTGATTTGAAAAATCGATTAGAGGAACTCCGAAAGGAGCGAGGCATCAAACAGGAAGAACTGGCAATAGCGCTTGCAGTTTCAAGGCAAACAATAGGTTCCCTTGAGAATGGTAGGTATAATCCGTCCGTCATCTTGGCGTTCAAGATTGCCCGATATTTCTCAATGAGCATCGAAGAGATATTTATCTATGAAGGAGACGAAGCAAAATGAAAAAAGTTGGATTATCCTATTTTATTACCGCATTGGGCGTTGCCTTGTTAGCCGGAGGTCTTATTATCCTGAAAACTGTAGGAGAACCGCAGGGAATCATGCAAGCTCTGCCCTATGTGATGATTGGGCTGGGATGCGGTATTTTTGGGCATGGTATGGGCGACATCATCAACCGGGCTTCAATGAAAAATCACCCAGAGCTTGCGCAGCAGGACGAAATAAACAAGACGGACGAGCGCAATGTTGCCATAGCAAACCGTGCAAAGGCAAAAGCGTATGACGCGATGCTGTTTATCTTCGGAGCACTGATGGTAGCTTTGGCTTTAATGAATGTCGACTTGATAGTAGTGTTACTGCTCGTGTTTGCATATCTCTTTGTCGCGGGTATCGGTATCTATTATCGATGCAAGTATGACAAGGAAATGTAAAGCAAATAAGGCAATCAATAATTGATTTGGGAGCAACCTTTCAGGGCTGCTCCTTTTTCATGTTATGTTTGCGGAAGGAGGTGAAAATATATGGCAGATAATTTCGGCCTAAAGATCGGCGTCGAGGGCGAAAAAGAGTTCAAAAAGGCGCTTGCCGACATCAATTCACAGTTCAAGGTGCTCGGCTCAGAGATGAAGCTCGCTACCTCACAGTTTGATAAAAACGAAAGTAGCGTGGAGTCCCTCACCTCTAAAAACGAGGTGCTCACAAAGCAGATCGACGCGCAGAAAGAGAAAATAGAAACGCTGCGCAAGGCGCTGCAGAACGCCTCCGACTCCTTCGGTGAGAATGACCGCCGCACACAGCAATGGGTCGTTGCTCTGAACAATGCCGAAGCCGAGCTCAACGGCATGGAGCGCGAGCTTAAGGACAACGAAAAAGCTATCGACGGCATGGGCGATGAAGCGTCCGATGCCGCCAAGCAGACAGACAAGCTGGGCGATGAAATCGAGGGCGCAGCAAAGGAAGCGGATTCTGCTGGTGGTAAGTTTGAGAAGCTTGGCTCTGTGGTCAAGGGCATTGGTGTCACCATGGGTGCGGCTCTCGCCGCCATCGGTACCGCAGCCATTTCTGCTGGCAAGGCGCTTGTGGACATGACGGTGGAAGCCGCCGCCTACGCCGATGAGATGCTTACACAGTCCACCGTCACCGGCATGAGCGTGGAGAGCCTGCAGGCGTACAGCTATGCCGCCAACCTTGTGGATGTATCGCTGGACACGCTTACCGGTTCCATGGCAAAGAACGTCAAGTCTATGGCGAGCGCGGCAGATGGCTCCGCGAAATATGCCGATGCCTACGCGCAGCTTGGCGTGTCTGTCACGGACGCAAACGGCAATCTCCGTGACAGCGAAGATGTCTATTGGGAGGTCATTGATGCCCTCGGCAATGTTCAAAACGAAACCGAACGCGACGCTCTCGCCATGCAGCTTTTCGGCAAATCGGCACAGGACTTGAATCCCCTCATTGCGCAAGGCTCGGAGGGAATTGCCGCGCTTACTGATGAGGCTCACCGAATGGGCGCTGTGCTTTCCGAGGAGAGCATTGCCAAGCTGGGTGCTTTCGACGATTCCGTTCAACGACTCAAGCAAGGCTCCGAGGCGGCAAAGCGCGTCATGGGTACAGTACTGCTCCCGCAGCTTCAAGACCTTGCGGATGATGGCGTTTCTCTGCTGGGCGAGTTTACCTCCGGCCTTGTAGAAGCCGGTGATGACTTCGATAAAATCAGTGAGGTTATCGGCAACACCGTCGGTGGGCTGGCAGACATGATTATGGAACACCTGCCGAAAATCATTCAAGTCGGTATGGACATTGTCATGGCAATAGGCAGCGCCATCGTGGAGAATCTCCCTGCGCTGGTGGACTGTGCGTCCTCCATCATCCTGACCCTTGTGGAGGGGCTTGTGGAAGCACTCCCAGCCATTACTGAAAGCGCGGTATCCCTTGTGATGACGCTGGTACAGGGCATCATCGATAATCTTCCCACTATTGTGGAAGCCGCCATCAACATGATCGTCACACTGGCGATGGGCATCGCGGACGCTCTGCCGGAGCTGATTCCGTCTATTGTGGAAGCAATTATCCTGATCTGCCAAACATTGCTGGACAACATGGACAAAATCCTCGAGGCGGCCTTTGCCATCATTGAAGGCCTGGCGGAGGGCCTTTTGAATGCGCTGCCCGAACTTATCGAGGCATTGCCGCAGATCATTACCACCATCATCAATTTTATCACCGCCAACCTTCCGAAGATCATTGAAATGGGTATCAAGCTCATCGTACAGCTTGCGGTCGGTCTGGTGAAGGCAATTCCGCAGCTCATTGCCGCACTGCCTCAGATTATTGCGGCGCTGGTACAGGGACTTGGGCAGGCCGTCGGCTCTGTTGTGAACATTGGCAAAAGCATCGTGCAGGGGCTGTGGCAAGGCATCCAGTCGTTGGCTTCATGGATTTCACAGAAGGTGTCCAGCTTCTTCTCCGGCATCGTCAACGGCGCAAAGCGTCTGCTTGGTATCCACTCGCCCTCTAAGGTGTTCGCCGGTATCGGTGAAAACATGGGCACAGGTATCGGCGTTGGCTTCACAGATGCGATGGATGGCGTGGAAAAGGATATGGAGAAAGCAATCCCTACCGATTTCGACCTTGATATGAACACTGCCCTCAAGGGCGTGAATGGCATGGCAGCCACCGCGCAAGCCCTCAACGTCACCATTCCACTGACGCTGGATGGCGCAACGCTTACTCGTATTATTTCGCAAATTCAATGGAGCCAGAATGCGGTCGCCGTCCGCAATCTGGGCACGGTTTAAGGAGGTGAAGGTATGGCTACTGGCTGGTTAGACATCAGCGCGAGTGCTTTTTATGGCGACTACAACGGATATATCCGATACGCGAACCAGCTTCTGAATATTGCTGGCACGGCGACTGCAGACAGCACAAACGGTATGCGGACCTTCAACATTAAGGAAAGCACCCAGTATCGGGTGTCGCTGCAGATGCGGAATCGCTTTCGTTTGGGCTGTGCCCCAAATCTAACCACTGGGCAAACGCTGACCAACTATGTATTCGACCCGTTGGATACCAACGACGCCACCGATCAAGGTGGCTTGTCCAGAACATTGGAAATCCTGTCGAGCACGGGTCAGGTGTTTTTGTGCGTGGGCGCATGGTCCAGTGGCGCAAGTGATACTATCTTCAACACGCTGAATACCATCGTGTTGGAGGCGTATCTGACCTACTTCACGGTGACCTTCCAAGACTGGGACGGGACGGTGCTAAAGACCGAAACTGTTATTGAGCATGAAGCGGCAACAGCTCCCGCCAATCCCTCTCGCGCCGGATACATCTTTACCGGCTGGGACGTGGCCTTCGATGATGTTACAGCCGACCTCACGATCACCGCACAGTATCGCGCCATCGGCACCTATCAGGTGCTGTTCAAAAACTACGATGCTACGGTGCTCAAAACTGAGTATGTCCTTGAGGGCGGCACGGCAACCGCTCCGGCGGTTCCCGACCGCGAAGGCTTCGACTTCTCCGGCTGGGATGTACCCTTTGACAATGTCCTTGCGGATATGGTCACCACGGCGCAGTTCACACCGAAGGTCTATCACACGGTGCGCTTTCTCGACTGGAACGACGAAGTGCTCAAAGAAGAACTTGTTGAGCACGGGTACTCTGCCACAACACCGGATTCGCCGGTACGAGCTGGTTACCGTTTCCTCGGCTGGGATTTGCCATGCTCGGAGATCCTCTCTGACCTCGACATTCATGCGCTGTATGAGCAGATCATCTACTACACCGTCCGTTTCATGGACTGGAATGCAGCGGTCCTGAAAACGGATCAGGTGGAAAGCGGGGGCACAGCGACGCCGCCCGTTAATCCCACCCGCTCCGGCTATACCTTTACAGGCTGGCTGCCTGCGGTGTTTGCCAACATCCGTGCAGATACGGATTTTTCGGCGCAGTATGAGCTCGTCATCGTATACCACACGGTGAATTTTTACTCGGACGGCGTGTTGCTCTCATCCCAGCAGGTCGAGGACGGCACGGCGGCTATCCCGCCTCTGCCACCACAGAAGACGGACTCTATCTTCGACCATTGGGATGCGGATTTCTCAAATGTGACCGCCGACATGAATGTCAACGCTGTATTCCGTGCCGCACTTGAGCACACAGTCATCCTTGTTTACAGCGCGTCCGGTGCTCTGGTGCAGACCATCGATAAGGTGCTGTCAGCAAATCTGCGTGACAGTCTGGAGGGTGAGCTGACCTTTGAGTTCTCCACTCTTGCCGGTCGAGGCGAATTCCTCCGACCCGGCTGCGTTGCGGAGTATGAGGGTGACTATTTCAACGTCGTGCGCGTGGCAAAAACCATCTCGTCCGGCCTTATGACCGTAGCGGCAACCTGTGAGCATATTTCTTATGTGCTCAACGACGACCGCTACAAGATAGATGCTTTCGATTACACCGGACTTCCTGCTGCAGGGCTGGCACAGCTTCTGAATGGAACGCAGTTCTCGGCAGGCACGGTGGAGTTTTCAAACAGCGTCACAATGAAGATAAACCAGAGTGTAACCCGGCGCGAGGCGCTGATGCAGTTCGTCGCCATCTGCGGCGGCGAGATTGAATACAGTGGGCATTACATTAACCTTCGCCAGCATCGTGGCAGCACCGCTGTGAAACAGCTTATGGATGGGAAAAAGGTCACCGATGTGAGTGTTACCTATGACAGCCGCTCCGCTACGGAGAGCTATGAGGTAGCCTTCCACAAGGTGGCAGATTTCTCTGTTGGGGACGAGGTGCAGATTGTATTCACGCCCATGCACATCAACACCCGAACGCGCATCATCGCTATGGAGTATAACCCCTTTTACAAGTACAGCATCCGTGTGGAGGTTGGCAGCTACAAGCCAACCATCAACGATAATCTGTACCGCATTGAAAAGACCGCAACGGACAATAACGACGATATGTCTGCCATCTGGGACGAGTTCGGAAGTATGTCCGACAGCTTTGACAGCTTCGAAGCTGACTACGGCAATTTCCTCGACACCTATAAAGAAGTGCAGAATATAGCGGTTGGCGAGACTTCGTTTACCGTCACTTATTCGGACGGTTCAATGGTGACTTTCAACTATTCTGTAGACCGAAACGGACGAATGACCAGCATTACAAGGGCGGTGTAATAATGGCATACAGCAAAGCGTTCAACACACCGCTCGTCGTATTCGCGGCCTTCAACGGCGATATGGTTTCTGACATTCCTCTACTGATGTGGAAGAACCGGTCTGCCGCTTCGATGGGGCTGCCGTCAGAAAGCAGCTACTCCTATGTGTACAGCAACGGAACCTCATTTATTGCTCGTGGGTATGCAAACTCCACGGGCAATTTTTCTTGCTACGATCCTGCAACAGGCACATGGATACCAACCTTTACTTCAAAAGCCGATATGCAATACTGCGGCAACGGGGTATACCTTCTTGTAAACAGTGCCTCTGTCTATTCGTCCTTTGACGGAATGACACTGAACTATGCCGGGTATCTACCCGGTCTCGGAAACCCCGTCATGTGCGGAGCCAGTAATGGTAGCTATGGCGTTCTCTCCGCATGGTGGGTTCACAGTCCCATGTATGCAAAAAGTAATGTGGGCTCCGGCGGAGCTTGGACGCTGACGGGAGACTATTACGAGGACGGAATGTGCTGCTTCACGGATATGACCTGCCATCACGGAATGTATATAGGCATTGCCTCGGATACCATCGTGGACTCTGGAAAGGGTGGAATACAAATAAGCTCCAATGGCTACCAATGGCGGAGAACGATGCAGTATCCCTATGGGTATAGCGAATCGTTCAAGATTGGTTTTAGCAGTATTCGCTCGGTTGGCGGACGTCTCTTTCTGATAAACTCCTATTATGCCAGTGCCAGTAATAGCATTTACCAGCTCTGCGTTATGAACGGGAACGGCTGCGGTTACACGGTCGTGCGTCAGGGGCAGTCAAAGGATATTCCTTCCCTCTCCACGATGGTCTATGTAGAAAAGCTGGGACAGTATTTGCAGTTTGGGGATAACGTCATCTACGCCTCACCGGACGGGTATCAGTGGAAAGCCGTGCCACAAACGAACTTCAGTGGGACAAAGGTCAATGCGATCTATATTCCCGGTGACGGCTTCTATGTGACGACAAGCGGATCGTGGGGTTCAAACTCGGTTTTATATTGCGCTTACCCGTAATGGGTGCGCGCTTATTTTATGAAATGAAAGAGAGGGTTTTATCATGAAAGAAATCTGGAACTGGATTCAGCTTGCGTTTGCTGCCATCGGCGGCTGGCTTGGCTGGTTCCTCGGAGGAGCTGACGGCTTCCTCTACGCGCTCATCGCCTTTGTGGTCATCGACTACATCACCGGCGTCATGTGCGCGATTGTTGACCACAAGCTCTCCAGCGAGGTCGGCTTCAAGGGCATTTTTAAGAAGGTGCTCATTTTTACAATGGTCGGCATCGGCAACATCATCGACGTACAGGTGCTCGGACAGGCTGGGGTCCTGCGCACGGCAGTCATCTTTTTCTACCTATCCAACGAGGGCGTATCGCTCATGGAGAATGCCGGGCATTTGGGTCTGCCAATCCCGGCAAAACTGAAGGAGGTTTTGGAACAGCTCCATGACCGCAGCAACAAGGAGGATACGAAATGAACCTGCACCAACTCATTCTCACGAACAACGACTGCTACAAAGCAGGAAAGGCCATTGTGCCAAAGGGCATCATGGTACACAGTACCGGCGCGAACAATCCGAATTTGAAACGCTACGTCGGACCCGACGATGGGCTGCTCGGCATCAATCAGTACGGCAATCACTGGAATACCGCCACTCCCGGCGGGCGTCAGGTCTGTGTCCACGCTTTCATTGGCAAGCTGAAGGACGGCACCATTGCCACCTACCAGACGCTGCCGTGGAATATGCGCGGCTGGCATGGCGGCGGCAGCTCCAACAATACGCATATTGGCTTTGAGATTTGCGAGGACGGTCTGACCGATGCCTCGTATTTTTCTGCCGTTTACAAGGAAGCGGTCGAGCTGTGTGTGTATCTCTGCAAGCAGTATGGGCTGACGGAGAAAAATATCATCTGTCACTGCGAGGGCTACAAGCAGGGCATTGCGTCCAATCACGGCGATGTCATGCACTGGTTCCCGAAGCATGGAAAGTCGATGGATACCTTCCGCACCGATGTGAAGGCTGGGCTGGCTGCTGCCGAAGTGCCTGTGGAGCCGGAAGCCCCCACTACATCGAAGAAGTATTACCGCGTCCAGCTCGGCGCATTCTCAGTCAAGGCAAACGCTGACGCCATGCTCACGAAGGTCAAAGCCGCAGGCTTCACTGATGCGTTTGTGAAATACAGCGAGTAAAGGATACACCGCTTTAGCTTACAAGTCCATATACCACAGGTCAAGTTGTTGACCTACAGTTATTGCCCAGCGGAGATTTTTCTCTGCTGGGCAGTATTTTTATGTCGAAACACCTCCCCAAAATTGCTCCATTTTCTCCGTATGGCGAGGAGGTGGTTTTGATGACCAACGAACAGAAATCAACCATACTTCACCTGCGATCTGCGGGTTGTAAGTATGTATCAATCGCCGAAACGGTCGGACTCTCGATAAACACAGTGAAGAGCTATTGCCGCAGACAGGGTTTAGCCTTGGCGGCTGAAAAATCATCTGTCATTGATGACGCTTCTCGCTGCAAGCAATGCGGACAGGCGCTTGTGACTAAGCCCGGGAGCAAGCCGAAAAAATTCTGCTCTGATAAATGCCGTAACGCATGGTGGAAAATGCATCCGAACGCCGAGAACCGAAAGGCGTATTACAGCAGGATATGCACTCACTGTGGGAAAGCATACACGGTCTACGGCAGACCGAACAGCAAGTTTTGCTGTCATGCGTGTTCGGCACAGCACCGCACGAAAAGAGCGGAGGCTGCCATATGACGCAGGACAGAAAAACAGAGCTGATGAAATACAAAGCCGTCGTCGCTGTGTTGAGGAGATGGCTGTCCGAAGGGCATATTACCATCCGTGATTATGCCAAGCTTGAGGAAAATCTCGCGGTCAAATATCGCGTATCTTTGTGCAGTATATGGCGCGAATTGCCTTGACTTTGTCGTCCTTTAGAGCGAATATGTACCCCCTGAAAGGAGGTGGAGTATCAATGGCAAACAGCCGAATTACACAGATAGAGTTTGCGCCGCGAGTTCCCTTTGAGGGAAAGCGCGTGGCGGCATACGCCCGCGTTTCGTCAGGCAAGGACGCAATGCTTCAGTCGCTGGCATCACAGGTCAGCTATTACAGCGACCTGATTCAAAAGCACTGCGGCTGGGAGTACGTCGGCGTATATGCGGATGAAGCGAAAACCGGCACAAAGGACAGCCGTGAGAGCTTTCAACGCCTGCTGGCGGATTGTCGCGCTGGGAAAATCGATATGGTCATCACAAAGTCTATATCGCGTTTCGCCCGGAACACGGTCACACTGCTATCTACGGTTCGAGAATTAAAAACGCTTGGCATTGATGTGTTTTTCGAAGAGCAGAACATTCACAGCATAAGCGCCGATGGCGAACTGATGCTGACAATTCTTGCATCCTATGCGCAGGAGGAAAGCCTATCGGTTTCCGAAAACCAGAAGTGGCGGGTACGCAAGAATTTTGAAGAAGGCAAGCCGTGGGACTGCACGATGCTCGGTTATCGGGTAAAAGACGGAGTATTCCAGATCGTGCCGGAGGAAGCGAAGACGGTATGCCTCGTATTCTCGCTTTTTCTTGAGGGCTACGGAAAACAGGCCATAGCCAACAGGCTTAACGAAATGGGAATACCCACGCGAATGAACAAATCGTGGTGTCAAGCCACCATCAGCAAAATGCTCCGCAATGAGAAGTACGCCGGAGATTTACTGCTGCAAAAGACCTTCCGCACCGACCATTTATCAAAGCAAACAAAAATAAACCGTGGCGAATTGCCACAGTATTTCGTACAGGAGGCGCACGAGCCGATTATTGACAGGGCTACATTTGAGGCTGTACAAGAAGAGCTTTCACGCAGGGCAACAGCTGTGATCGTGAAGCCCGGCTCGGAAACCGCGTTCACAGGAAAAATACGCTGCGGTATTTGCGGCAAGAATTATCGACGCAAAACCACAAAAACCGGCTTTGTGTGGATATGTGCCACATTCAATACCAAGGGCAAGAAATTCTGCGCATCAAAACAAGTACCCGAAGAAACACTCAAGGCCGTATGTGCTGAAGCTCTTGGTACCGGAAGTTTTGACGATGACACCTTTGCAGCGCATATAGATTTCATTACCGCGCTGCCGGACAACGTTTTGGAGTTTCACTTCAAAGACGGTCAAACGACAGCGGTCGGATGGCAAGACCGCTCACGACGGGAAAGCTGGACGGATGATAAGCGACAGGCAGCACGGGAAAAAGCGACAAGGAGGAACGACTAATGGCGCGAACAGTTACAATGATACCGGCGTCGGTCACATCGCGTTTTTCCAACCTTGCCGTATCCGTACCAAAACAGCGCAACGTCGCCGGTTACGCCCGAGTATCAACGGAAAAGGAGGAGCAGCAATCCAGCTACGAGGCGCAGATCGATTATTATACCAAGTACATCAAGGAGCGACCTGACTGGAACTTCATCGCTGTGTATACGGACGAGGGTATTTCCGCGACCAACACGAAAAAGCGCGATGGCTTCAATCAGATGATTCATGATGCGCTTGATGGAAAAATTGACCTTATCATCACGAAATCGGTCAGCCGGTTTGCGAGAAATACGGTCGATAGCCTAACGGCGGTGCGAAAGCTCAAGGCGGCGAACATTGAAATTTACTTCGAGAAAGAGAATATCTGGACGTTTGATGCCAAGGGTGAACTGCTCATCACGATAATGTCCAGCCTCGCGCAGGAGGAAAGCCGGAGCATTTCGGAGAACGTCACATGGGGCTGGCGTAAGCGCATCGCCGATGGCAAGGTGTCCATGTCATACGGTCAATTCCTCGGCTACGAAAAGGGCGCGGACGGTACGCCGCAGATTGTTGAGGAGGAGGCAGAAATCGTGCGTCTAATTTACACGCTGTTCCTACAGGGTAAAACGCCCACAGCAATTGCGAAGTACCTTACAGCACAGAGCATACCAACACCCGGCGGCAAGGAAAAATGGCAGTGCAATGTGGTTGAAAGCATTCTCACAAATGAAAAATACAAGGGCGACGCGCTGCTGCAGAAGACCTTCACGACGGATTTTCTGACGAAAAAGATGAAGCCCAACGAAGGCGAGGTTCCGCAATTCTATGTCACGGATAGCCACGACAGTATCATCGACGCGGAGATGTTCGATTATGTTCAGGCAGAGTTTGCCCGGCGCAAGGCGCTGGGGCGCAGTTATAACTGCAAAAGCTGCTTTTCAGCAAAGCTGGTATGCGGCGACTGCGGCGGTTTCTTCGGCTCGAAGGTCTGGCACTCGACTGATAAATATCGCCGTGTGATATGGCAATGCAACAGCAAATTCAAGACCGGTGAAAAGTGTACTACGCCGCATTTGACCGAGAATGAGATAAAGGAACGGTTTATTGCCGCGTGGAACAGTATGCAGGATATGACCGATGAAGTGATTATCGACTGCCGGTTGGCGATTGCGGAGCTTTTCGACAGCGACGCCATCGACGAGGAAATCTTCGCGAAGAACAGTGAAGCCGAGGTACTTGTCGAAATGAATCGCAAGCACATCACCGAGAACGCATCGGCGGCACAAGACCAGACGGCATACAAAAAGCGGCAGGATGAGTTGGTGGCAAAGTACAATGCCGTGGCAAAACGGGTAGACGAACTCAAGACTGAGAAGGAAGCACGAAAACGGCAGCGCACGGTGCTCACAGCGTTTGTGGACACAATGGAACGGCAACGCGGGTCGCTGACCGAATTCAGCGTGAGCCTGTGGTCGGCGGTCGTCAAGAAGGCAATGGTCTACAACGACGGACGGATAGTGTTCATGCTGATGAACGGCACTGAAATCAAATAA